ACTATTGTAACTCATGCCAGTGCCTGCACTAAAAGCAGCACGTGCACGTGCGTCTGTGTAGTAGAGATTTGTACCTTCGGTAATCCCAGTAGTTGACGGAGTTGTATAGCTTAGCACACCTGTGCTAGAGTTGTAGCTTAAACTTCCGGTTGCACTAATAGCACTACGAGCACGACTATCAGTAAAGTAAAGGTTAGTGCCTTCGGTGATTTGCGTTGTGGTAGGCTTATTGTCTAAATCTGTGTAGCTTCCAGTGGAGGCTACTTGGTGCAAACCCAATGCAGTTTTGGCAGCGGTAGTGGTGGTTCCACCAGTACCGCCACTTGCAATACCTAATACACCACTAGAGTTTGTGTTTTCTGCTAATTTTGATAAATTACGTGGTGTACTCATTGACTACCCCTTTTTGTATTTTTAAAACTGCGGCCCATTGCAGCAACAAAGGCATTTTTGTTTTGGTTTAAGGTGCTGTTGGTGCTGTTGCTGCTGCAGGTTCTGCGGCTGTCTCAGGAACTGGTGCCCAAGGCATTGCTGTGGCAGCTAAAACGCTTTTGGCAACTTCGCGATCTAGTACATATTGAATGTGGGCTTTGATGCCAGGAATACGTGTGTCAGTTGCTTCAATCCAAGCAACAACATTAGCTTCAGTTAAGTTAGCTAATTCAATAAATTCTTGACCGTTGGGGTCTTGAAGATTTGTAGTTTGTGGTAATTCAAATTTTTGCGAAGCCTCTTCGCCAATCATTGTCCATTCTACTTGTTTAACAACATTTGTGCGATTGTTAACAGTAGCGGTACGAATACCGTTTACTTTGATTGTGAAAGCAGCAGTAAAATTCTCAGGTTGTGCTGCTGGTAGGGTAGGTGTGGTTTGTTCAGTCATGGTTAATCCTTAAGGAGTAGGGGTTGTGGGTGCAGGCGTTTCTGCAACAGGAGCCCAAGGCATTTGGGTCTCGGTGATGGGGTTGTGCTTTTCGTCAATTTGCTTTTGAATTTGAGCATTAACGTGTTCTTCGTAACCACCGATAACCACTGCACGAATCCAACCAAGTACGATTTCTTCTGTTAGGTCTTGAAACGGGATAAAAGTAGAGCCGGCCGGCATGTTAAGTGAACTAAAAGGAGTTGCTCCTGAAAACGTACCTTCGTGATTGTCTTCGTCTACTCCAGTTTTGGTCCAGTAAGTTTGAACAACTGCACCTTCATTACCGTTTTCGGTTTTGGTTTTTAAAGAAGTGATTTTCCATGTATAAGTAATTGCCATTATTTTCTCCAAAATTGGCTATTTAAAAGTTAGCGAGCTTATCGGCTCGCTAACAAGGATTTGACTAGTGATTTTAATTCATCTAGTTCTAGTTGTTGTTGGTTGATTTGTGCTTTTAAGTTGACGATTTCTTTGGCAAGTTCTACGGCTGATACTAGTGCTGCATTGCCGTATGCAAGTGACAGGGTCTGAGCTTCATCATTGCTTGCGGTTACTACTTCCGGCAGTAAAGCTTGCCAGTCTTGCGCTGACGAACCTGCTTGACGCTCACCGCTATCGATGCGGGTATATGTACCCGATTTAATTTGAGCAAGTCGCTCGACAAAGCCACTGGGTATTGCGGCCCAATCTTTCTTTAAGCGTTCATCTGAGTAAGCTGTGACGTTGCCTGCGTAAGTACCGTTGCCTGACATATCAAGTTGCCAACGGTTTGCAGCCGCTGACCAGCCACCAATACGCATTACATTGTCGTCGTCAAGACCCATATTAACAGCGTAGTGACCGCCTTTATGGAAAGACATGTATGCCGAGTTATTTCCAGTGCTATACGCCTGTAAGCCAGCAGTGTCTGTGTTACCAGAACGACCATTTCTATTCATCTGAAACTGAATAACACCACCTACCGTATCGCCGCCGCGATTGATAGCGTAGCTGCCAAAATTTCCGGCGTGAAGAACAAGGTTGTTTGAACCATTTAGGTCAATACCAGCATAAAAATTTCCGTCTGTGTAAACGTCGATGTACCCGCTAGTTGAGCTGAAACCAAAACGATTGTTACCGCCAGTAAACTGGTATCCAGGGTAACCACCACTACCAGCCCATATTCCAGTAGTTATCAAAAAGGTAGTGCTTCCGCCAAAAGCTAAACCGCCAGTTACCGTCAACGCGGATGATGTAAGCTGCATACGTGTTGTGTATGTTGCACCATCTTGACCTGCGGTCTGCCATCGGAAACCTTCGTTTTCGTGGCCCTTGAACATCATCCAATAGCCTTCAACGTTTATTCGTTTTGTAGCGTCTCCAAAAATAATAGAATTTGAATTGCCAGCTCCACTCATTGTCAGATTCCCAGTCAACGTACCACCGCTTAGAGGCAATGCATAGGAGCCGAAGTTACCATTGTGAATAAGAGTTCGCCAACTTTGGTTTGAGCCATTGACTTTTCTACGGAACTGAAAAGCGTCATCATGAAAGTCAAGTGCTAACGTCGCAGAATAGTACGTATCTGCGTCTCCATGAGACATACGAATAGCGTAATGCCAGTTGCTGTTTGGATTAATGTCAGCGCGGTCGTAAGCTTGCCAATACTGAAGCGCGTTACCTTTGCTTCCTGTATCAGTACTAACTTGCAATGCACTTGAAGCATTTCCATTTATACTAATGCCCCAAGTACCCGAAGCATTTCCACCACCTCGCGTAGGTACGTCAAGAAAATTACGAGCTCCACCAGCAGTAACTTTAACCGCTTGGTTAGTAGTTGGGTAAATGGCTACAAGAGAAGATGGTGTAAAATCCTGAACACCAACAGTCAAAACAATTTCTCTAGCGGCAATATCTCCTACACCATCACGATAAGCAATAGTATTTCCGGTAGCGGAAGTACTCCAGCTTGGAATGTAGCTATTAATGTTTCCTGCATGAAGAATTTGGTGACCGTTGCTTGTAACAGCACCTGCTTTGGTCATTCGCAGAATGTTGTCAATCTGATTGCCGCCGTTGTTTGCACCGAATACAAGATCGTCGCTGCTATCAAGAGCGGTGAATCCAATATACCAATTTCCGTCATTGTTACCGCGTTCGCGTCTCCAACGAAGGCCTCCCCATCTACTTGTCGTAGGCATCGTAAAGGACAGTCCTTCAGCCCAACTCGAAGTAACAGGGCTAATCATGAGATTGCCGCTTAAAGAACCGCCAGTTAAAGGCAATGCATAAGAGCCGTAGTTGCCTGCATGAATTGCAGTGTTCCCCGCAATGTTGACTGCGTTACCTACAGGGTTTAGATTTAATGCTTGTCCAGCATGGGATTGAACAAAAGAATAGCTGCCATTGTTTCCGATAGCTAAAGTGCCGGGGCCTGAATTACTAGGGTTGGTGCTTATCGTATGTGCGTAACTGCTTACGTTATTTGCATGTAGTACTTGATTGCCTCCAATTAGCGCATTGCTAAACGAGGCGGTAGCACTGTTGGTCGTAAAGTTTAGGTAAGTTCCATCCCAATACATACCACGGCGCGAACCCCAAGTGTTATCGCTGCCCATTGACCAAAAACCATTATTTTCACCAGCTACATAACATCCGTCTACTAAAATACCCATTTGCCCAGCGTTTGGCAAGCCATCACCAAATGAAATTTCACCATTACTGACGGCGTATCCGCCCCAACGACTTCCTGGTAAACCAGAGCCATACCATCCGCCACCTTTTGGGTTTACGTAGCTTGTGTAGTTTCCTGCGTGAAAGACTATGTTAGACCCGACTTTAAGATTAGTTCCATCGTAGCCCCATCTAACGTCGCCAACATCGCTGCCAAACGCATGCCACCAATTACCCTGTTCAGTAAAAATTGTTGTAGACCAACTGGAACCAGTATTTAACTGCATGCCAGCTCTGTTTCCTGCTCCTGCAACAGTGTTGCTAATCTCAAAGAAATTTGCAGGAAGAGTTCCACCAGCTAACGAAATCTTTAGCTTGCCAGTTAAAGTACCTCCAGTTAAAGGTAAGGCGTAAGAGCTGTAGTTACCTGCATGGAGAAGTACATTATTTGTCCATAAAGCATTACTAGCTTTGTTTAACGTCAACCCAGTTGTGTTTGAAGAGTCGTCTGGAGAAATAATGAATTGAGCAGATGGATTAGTCGCAACAAACCAGCCGCCAGTAGGAGCACCTGAAGAGCCTGTTGACCCAAAAGTAATACCAGCCCAACTATTATTAGCTCGAGTTATTCGAAGGCCTTCGTTGTAGTTATTGTTCGTTGCACCAGTGCTAATTACCAATGGGCCAGAAAGCGTACCACCGGTTAATGGCAGCTTTGTGCTATCGGTTGCAGACGTTGCTGTGGCTGCATTACCTGTAATATTAATACCCCAAGTACCCCTAGCACCGCCACCTGTTAGTGTTGGTGAGTAAGAGTTGTAGTTTGCTGAGGTGAGAACCGTCTTAAACGGAGTCCAATTGACACTATCTGTTCGGTTACGAAACTCCATAGAGCCTGTATAAAGAAACCTTTGTTGTACAGTGCTAGTAGAGCCACCCTGCCCAAACACCAAAACAGTATGGCTGTCACCAACATTATTTTGGTTCCATACACCAAGCCCAGTGATCGAATCAACGTTGCCAGCTGAATAACTGCCACGACCAACCATATAGTTAGATGTGTCGGAAAGGCCTCCGGCCAAACCTGTAATACTAATTCCCCAAGTACCGCTAGCACCGCCGCCTGTTAGTGTAGGACTATAGCTGTTGTAGTTACTGGCGGTAAGCATCGTGCTGCCAGCCCAAGTCGGAACTGATCCAGCCTGAAGTCTAAATATGTCAGTAGTGGTAGCACCACCAACGCTCCGCATAATAATATCCATAGCGCCTGCTACAGACCCAGCCGATCCTTTGTAGAATTTAAAGTACGCACGGTGATGCAGACCGTCTGTGTCGTTTTGCTGAAACCCAAGCTGAATTGCTCCGCCAGACGTTTGGTTCTGAAAGGTAATATGTTCAGTGCTTGCTGTATCAAAACGAAGATATTGAATGCCGCTAGCAGTTAACGGTAAATAATTTGATAGTGCAGAACTAGTAATATAGCCACTAGGATTAGTAGCATTATAAGGCGTAAAACCTAGGGCAGTAGTAACGTTGCTACTAGTAATTCCAGTGATATAACCGCTTGGATTCGTCGCGTTGTATGGTGTGAAACCAAGAGCGGTTGTTACTTGACTTGAAGTAATGCTTGTGACGGTCGCTGCATTACCAGTGGTGTTTTGATTAAATGTAGGCCATGTTTGGCCAGCAGCAAACGTTATTGCGCCAGTCATTGTGCCGCCAGCAAGCGGAAGCTTTGTGCTATCGGTTGCTGTAGCAGCACTACCTGTAATGTTGATGTTCCAAGTGCCAGAAGCACCGCCGCCTGTTAATGTGGGTGAGTAGCTATTGTAGTTACCTGCGTGAAGGACTTGGTTGCCCGCTTGTGTAAGAGCACCCGTTATTACATTTAAACCGCCTGAGCGACCAATAAATACTAAGTTTGCTCCGCCAGTGCGGTTGTAAAAATAAACTCCGTCTGCGGGTGAGTTGAAATAAACGCCAACGCCATTGCCAGTGCCGTTGTAACCTAGTGAAAGTTCATAATCGTTATGTGGAACGCGAATACCGCGAGTAATTAAATCTCCAGTCAACGTACCGCCGCTCAAGGGCAAATAATTTGGAGCAGAAGTCGCTGTTGCAGCTGTGCCTGAGATATTTATCGAATACGTACCACCGTTAACACGAGCGTTGTCAAGTGTGCCGGTCAGTTTGCTAGCGTCTAAAGATGTAATCCAAGATGGGTTGGCGTATGAGCCAGCCAAAGCTACATAAGTACTAGCCGCAGACGCAGAAGTCAAATAGCCTGACAACGCAGAGCTTGTGATGTAGCCACTTGGGTTGCTGTTGTTGTACGGCGTAAAGCCCAGAGCCGTTGTCACCATGCCGGAGGTAATGCCGGTGATGTAGCCCGATGGGTTGCTGCTGTTGTAAGGCGTAAAACCTAAAGCAGTGGTAACATTCGAACTAGTCAATTCACCACGAATAGTAGCAGAGCTTTTATTTTCTACACTACCTAGTCCAACATCTGAATTAGTAAGTGTAACAACACCAGTCTTACCAGCTACGCTATCAACAGCTCCCGATGTAATATAAACATAAGCACTACCACTCCAACGATAAGTTTTGTTGGTATCTAGTGCAACATAAATTTTGCCTGTTTCGCCCGTTGCAGGAAAACTAGCTAAGTTTGCGGCTTCAATTACGTCATCTACATAACTTGGTAGTTGTGTACTAGGAATTTGCCCAGAACTATTTAAACTTGCATAACCATTGGCAACTCCACGATTTGCGGAATTTTCTGGTGTAAACCCAAGTGCCCCAGTAACGTTTCCTGAAGTCAACTCGCTACGAATAGTAGCCGAGCTCTTATTTTCAACTGAGCCTAGTCCAACATCTGAACTAGTTAAAGTAACGGCACCAGTACGAGTGTTTACACTTGTAACACCCCCAGTAACTGTGATAACGCCAGTTGCGGAATCGTAACTACCAGAGCCAGTTACCGATATCGCTGCACGTGCTAAAGCATCTGTGTACTGAGTAATTGTTGAGCTAATTGCACCAGTTGAAGAATTGTAACTTATGCCAGTACCAGCACTTAATGCACTACGAGCACGAGCATCTGTAAAATAAAGATTTGTACCTTCACTAATACCACTTGTACTAGGTGTTGTATAGCTGATTACTCCAGTTGAGGAGTTATAGCTTAAACTTCCACTTGCTGAAATGCCTGAACGTGCTTGTGCCAAAGTAATATAATTACTTGGATTTGTAGCATTATAAGGAGTATAGCCAAGAGCATTAACAACAATTGCGTTATCAAAGTCGGCATAGTTAGCATTTGCTGTATAAGTTGTATAAGCAACAATATCAAGTATGTTACCAGCAGTAGCACCTGCAGTTAGTACAATACTAGTACCATTAGTAGCAGTATAGTCAACACCAGCCACTAACTTAACACCGTTCAAGAAAACATCTACAAAAGGTGCTAAATAAACAGCTGCAAAAGTTGTTTGATTACTAGTAGCTGTGTACTGGTAACGATTTTGTAAGTTTTGACTAAGCTCTACAGTACCACCAAGATTAACAACGGTTTCAGTGCCGTTGACATTTTTCTTGATATAAGCAACACCATCATATGTGTTGATTGCTATTTCGCCTAACTGTAAATCAGCAGTAGTTGGTATACGACCAGCTACTGCACTGCGCTTTACTTTAATTGATGTTGTTGCCATATGGGCGTCCCTTTTTTATGCTATATAGCGGGGTTAAATATTTTAGTATGTTCCACCGTCAAGTTGATAAATTGATGCAGCACCTGAAGTAACTGTAAATTGAGTTCCGTCAAAACTTGCTAAACCTTTTACTGTTGTACTAGCAAACGGTATTGCTGTTGAACCTGCTGCGGTTATCAAACCTTTGGCATTAACTGTAAAGTTAGGTACTGTTACTGAATTGCCAAAAGTACCAACGTCTGCATTTACTGTTGCAAGTGTTAAGGCTGCTGAAACTGCTGCTGATCCATCAACGCTAGTTAAAGTTGCTGTTGCGTCGCCTGTTAAACTCAAATTACGTGCAGTAGCCCACTTACTGGCTGTATCTGCATTACCTCTTAAGGCAGCGTATACATTAGCAACTGTTAAATTTTTATTAAGATTCCATCGATCATCAATAGCAGTATATGTAAATGTTGCTCCAGCACCTGCAATTGTTAAACCCGCACCGTCAGCTTGTGCAGCACCTTCCGCATCTTTGGCCAGGGTGATATTTGCATCACCAATTGCCACAGTTGTAGAATTTACTGTGGTTGTTAAACCTTGAACAGTTAAGTTGCCAACAATAATTGCGTTGCCGTCAATGGTAACGTTGGTAGCAGTAATATCGTTACTGGAGAATGTTCCATTAACTGTTACGTTGTTAAAGGTTACATTAGAAGTTGTGGCAACTGGTTGACCAATTGCAAAACTAACTTTGTTATCGGTAACAGTAGTTGTTACACCAGTGCCGCCTTCAAAGGTCAGCGTATCGTTTAACAAGCTAACTGTGTCTGTGCCAATTCCGCCAGCAATTGACAAATTAGTAGCAACATCTACTGTTGAAGCAGCAGTTATTAAACCTTTTGCATTAACTGTGAAAACAGGAATCTGAGTTGTAGAGCCAAACGAACCAACGTTTGAATTAACTGTTGCAAAAGTAATAGCTGTACTAACGTTTGCTGTACCGTCTACACTTGCAAAAGTTGCTGTTGCGTCACCTGTTAAAGCTAAGCTGCGTGCATTTAACCATTTTGTGGCTGTTGCAGAATTACCGATTAAAGCTGCTGTGATATTGCGAGCAGAAAAATCTCCGTTTGCATCACGACGTACTAGAGTACTAGCAGTATTGTTAGGCGTGGCTGCTGTAATCATGTCGGTAAAGAACTTACCGCCGACTACGATGTGGTTTACTGCATTACCTGCAGTTTCTACGCCCATACCGATATAGAGTCTATCTCCACCGTTTGAGCCATTGTCTACTAAAGCGGAATAAGCTAACTCACCTGCACCTAATACTGCTGGATTGCCGCTTACTTCGCTGCGTTTAATTCTTACTATAGAAGCCATAACTATGTTCCTTTAAAACTGTCCAGACTCAACAATTTGCTGTTCTAGCGTATTTGTTGCCGTCCATTTTTCTGTTCCAGCATTGTAAACTAACACGCTTCCAGCGGCTAGTTGGTTAAGATTAATATCCATTAAACCTGATAAGTTTGTAACTCCCACAGGGCCAATCATACCGCTTATTACTACTTTTGGTTGTCGGGTATCTACAACAACCGTGTTATTTTGATCGGTAACAATAACATTTGTGTTCTTGTTATCTGAAAGCACTACTTGTGTTGTCATCTTGTAACTTCCTTTACCAGTGTTAAATTACCAGCTACAAAAGGTGTTACAACTCCGCTGGAGTCTGTGAGTTCTAGTGAGTACACAGCTGTGTCAAAAGTAAAATTTCTTGTAACTGCTGCTGGTATAGTTACAAAAATTGTACTGTCGGAAGTATTGATTATAATACCATTGCCGCCAGTAGTTAGTTGATGAATAACTGTGGTACTTTCTAGTGTCTCACGAATTTGCATTTGTGCAGTATAGCCTGTTAGTGGAACTGGTGTATTATATTCAACGACCCCACCGCTGGTATAAACAGTATAACCTGAACTATTTACTCTGTTTAGACTAAGCGTAGTACTTGTAGTACCTGTTACTAAATAAAAACTATCATCACCTACTGAATTAATTTCTTTCATGCCGCCTGCACCTACTACTCTAATTCTCCATCCAACGGGAATTGTATGATTAGCAGCAGTAGTAATTACACAAGGTGCAGCTTTTGTAACAGCACTAATTGTAGCATACCCTTTTGTTTCTGATTCCCAACGCAGGGTTTCTTGAAAAGTACTACCTTGGTATATTTTATAGTTAATTTTTGCTGGTTGCATTAGCCCACCTTAACTTTCTTGCTAGATGTTACAGCATCTGAGTTTCTCAGCTTGCTAACTTCATCTGTAAGTGCTACAACTTCTGTTTGTAAACGTTGATTTTCTATACATAACTGTGATAGCTGTGTATTTAAAACAATCATTTCTTGTTGCAGGCGATTTAACTCAGTACTTAGTAAACCGTTTTGTTCACTCATACGCTCAAGTTCCGTATGCATTAAAGTAATAACGCTAGTTTCCGCACTTGTACTTTTCCAGTCTTTTAGCAGTTTCTGTATTCCAACTGAGAAAGCAACTACTGCTAACGCAACTATTGAAACTGTCTGTATGAGGCTATGATTTTCAATCTCCACCATAATCAGATCTCCTTATTAGCAGTGGTTGTATATTTAATTATATTCTAAACAAATAGCTTGCCTTTTAGATTAAGGTAAAAGCTTGTCAAGAAAAAATATTGAAATGTTCTGACATTTTGGTATATTATACCACAAGGGCGGTGAGTTGTCAATGCAAAAAAATACCCTGCCCAAAGATTGGACAGGGTATTTTGGCTATGCAAGTTTAGGGTTATCGGTCGTCAAAACCGCCACCACCGCCACCTCCACCATCTAAGGTGAAGTTATAAGAGTTTATCCAGTCTTGCCTAGGAGTTCCACTAGCAGTAACAGCTCTTGCAGATATTGTAACACCATTTATAGGTGGAAAGAATCCACCTGGGTTTACTGGGCCAGCATAGTACGCATTAGTATTTCCTAGACTCCAAGTTACATAATCTCCGTAGCTTCCTGGAGTGCCGCTTGTAGCAGCACCACTTATACTTGGATAGTATATATACTGGTCTCCAAAAGCAGCAGCTGCGGGTCCGACTCTTACTTGTATATAAGTATCTGCAGTTATAACACCACTAAAATAAATAAGTGAGTTTATACCTTGTCCAGCATAAACTAATCCACCACCATCTAGTAGAGTAACAATAGGTGCTGTAGCAGCAACATTATATTCAGGAATCGAATAACTAAAACTTAGTGGAGTAGCTCCATTATTATAAGATACTGTAACGGTTACACTTTCAGCACCTATGCTACTGGTAGGAGTTGTATTAGTAAGTGTTATATAATATATAGTAGTACTTGTATTAGTAACAAAATATGTTGGACTTACACTAGCTCTGGCTGCTCCTGCTCCAGAAAGACTTACATATATGTTATCACCTGCGGGTGGATTTGTAACTTCTAAATAAAACGAAGCGCTTGCTCCATTATTTAAACTAGAAAACGTTCCGCGTAATGAATAACTAGGCGGCACATATCCACAGCTAGGACTGTTATTTGCTTGTAGTACGTCATAGAATCCATAGTTACCATCAGCATAGCGATAGTATAAACTAAAACCACTACAATACTGACTTAAATAAGTTCCATACGCTGGTGGATTCCATCCACAAGTAGGGCTGTTATTCTGGTAAAGTTCATCATAGAATCCATAGTTACCATCAGCATAACGATAGTATAAGCTAAAGCCAATACAATACTGACTTAAATAAGTTCCGCGAGGAGTTGGCGGAACATAGCCGCAACTAGGACTATTATTAGTGTCGTCATTGTAAGTACCACCATTTCCATCTGCACGAACTTGGCGTAGTGTATATGGAGCAACTCCATTGTTTAAACAAAAAGCCCCACCTATGGGAGTACCAGAAGGTAAAAAGCGACTAGTATCACTAATACTTATAGTATCGCTAATGGCAACAACACTTCCATCTACAACTGCTTGTAGTCTAAAATATTCTGTGCCTTCAGTAACACTATCTGGATTTGCATAGTAACGAATTGTAGGCGTACCAAATCCAGTTACTGTAAAACTAGGTGTAACTATTATAACATCGCCAGAACCATCATTTTGTTGACCAGAAGGAGGCGAAATTGCAGAAATTGTTACATTTTTATTGCCTACAATATTATAGTGTAATAGTGTTGCTGTGCCTTGAGTAGTACTTTCGTCTATATTTAAAGGACTAGTAATTGCGTATACTGGTGGCGGAACATATCCGCAAGTAGCGCTATTGGTTTCTTGCAGTACATCGTAGAATCCATAGTTACCATCAGCAAAACGATAATATAAGTTAAAACCACTGCAATACTGACTTAAATAAGTTCCGCGAGGAGTTGGTGGAACATACCCACAACTAGGACTATTATTAGTGTCATCATTATAAGTACCGCCATTTCCATCTGCACGAACTTGACGTAATGTATATGGAGCAACTCCATTGTTTAAACAAAAAGCTCCGCCTATTGGTGTACCTGCTGGAAGTATATTTCTAACTAACACAGAAGCTTGTGCATCTATAGTACCGCTAGGGCTATCGCGTCTTAAAAATACTGTAACAGTAGTATCTGCACTTATTTCTCCAATATCCCAAAATAGTGTAGTTGTAAAACTATTGCTGCTTACATAAAAGCTACTAGTTTGACAATTTACTGCTGAATTGTTGGAAGTGGGATAGTAAGTACGCCCAACAACATTTGTAAGTGTAACTGCCGTAGACTGGACACTGTTTTCTCTCCAAGGAGCGTTATTTATTGTTAAAGAATATGCTGGCGTTCGGCTTGTGTCAAAAATAAGTATACTGTCGCTACTTGTAAAATAAACTCCATTTACATATGCGTGTATAGTAAAGTATTCATTACCTTCTGTTATTCCATCAGCTGGTACAAAATAACTTACCGTTACGGAACCTGCAGCATCAGTGTTAACAGTATGACTAGTTGTATTAAGAATAACATCATTAGAACCGTCGTTTTGATCACCAAAAGGAGGGCCTGCTACATAAAAGTTAAGAGTTGTTTGAGCTGCATCACTAAAATTAAATTGTACTGAGCCACTAGAGCCTTCATTTATTGGGGAGGTTGGTCCAAAACTAAATTGAGGAGGAGTATCAGTAATTGTTACTGTAGTTTGAGCTACAATAGTTCCAGTTGGTGAATCAGTTCGAAGATGTAAAGTTACATTGGTAGAACTTACAACATTGGCTGCGCTAAAATAAGTAATAGCAGAATAACTATCATTGTTTACTGTCCAACTAGTTGCATAAGGCGCTGTTACATAAGCAATATTAGAATTGCTAGAAGTAAGATACAGTGCTATACCATTAGCATTATATGCGTTTATAGTAATTGCATTAGTAGTAGTACCTTCTGCCCAAGTACTTGCTGTGCTAATCGAATAACTTCTGGTTCTACTAGTGTCAAAAATAAGTATATTATCGCTACTGGCAACAAAACTACCATTTACATATGCTTGTACTCTAAAAAATTCATTACCTTCTGTTATTGCATCGTTTCCTACTGAATAACTTACACTAATGGTTCCAGCAGCGTCTGTGTTACCAACAGTAAAACTAGTAGTATTAAGTGTAACATCACTAGAACCATCGTTCTGTTCTCCACTACTAGGACTTGCTAGTGAGAATGCAATAATTAAGCCTGCTGCATTGCTAAAATTAAACTGTACTGAACCAGTTGAGCCTTCGTTTATTGCAGAAACTCCTCCAAAACTAAATGACGGTGGAGTATTTGTTACAGATATTATTTTTGTAGCAACTACTGGACCTGAGGGGCTACCAGTTCTAACCTGTAAGGTAACTGATGTTGTGCTAGTTACTAGTCCAACATTATAAGAAATAGTAATACTATAGTTGTTACTGTTAGATGTTGCGCTAGCGGTTTGCGGTACTACTAATCCATTATTAGTAGTAAAGTATATAGTACTACCATTAATGCCTGTTGCTGTAATAGTGGCAGTATTAGTTGTAGTGTTTTCTGTCCAATTATTAGCTGCACTAATAGAATAAGATACGGGTGTTACACTAGTATCGATAATAGGTATATTATCGCTATAATAAGTTGTATTATCAACAGTAGCAGAAACTCTAAAATATTCTATACCTTCTGTTGTAGTATCGGCTGCTACATCATATCCAACAGAATAACTACCTGCTCCATCATTACTTTGATTAATAACTAAACCAGCGGCAGCTATAAAATTTAGTGTAACATCGGCACTATTAGCTGCAACACCCGAAGTAGGGGCAACTATAGCAAATTGGACTGTTTTACCTGCTGCATACTCATAATTAAAATTTACATAGCCTGTTGTACCTTCGTTAACAGCAGAAATTGCCCCAAAGCTGTATATTGGAGCAGGTTTAGAAGTATCTAATATTGAAACACTTACCGAGGAGTTGATGCCTACTAAACTTAGGGTAAATATTTCTGTACCTTCTAAAAGCGAATCGTTTCTAACTGTAAAACTTGCCGTTGCGGTATTATTTTGTACAACAAAATTTCCGTTTAGTGCACCTGCACTTAAGTCTCCTGCACTAATACCTGTAACTGTATAAGGAAATACTGTTCCATTAGTAACTAGTGTTGTTGATAAAGTTATAACAAAAGTTGTACCTTCGTTAACTGTACTAAAATTAGAGCTTAGAGTGTAGGTAGGATTACTACCGCCACCTCCAGGTGCAGCAGGCGTTTGATAAAAGTTTGCGTCAGCAACCATTATACTTAGACTATTGGTTGAACCATTTTGAAAAACATTATAATCTTGCGGTAAGCTTACATCTGATTGAGCACTGTATACACCATTGACTCTAAAATAAACTGTAGAGCCAGTTCTACGAAAACTTGTACTGCTTAATGTTTCTACGTGTCCTGAATAGTTTGAAAAATAAACACTTCTATTTATTAAAGTTAAAAGATCAGAATTAGGTAGTAGAAATATAGGATTAGCTGGAAGGCTGCCTAAAGTTGCATCAGAGTCACCACCTGTACTAGTAGGTAATGAAACACTATCACTAAACGTATAGGGTACTAATTGTATAAGATTACTGTCAAAAGTTTTACCGCCGGCGCTGTTAAACATTCTTAATGCTGGGCCGGTAGAAAACATTGATGAAACGGCCGTACTATCAACTGCAAACACGTATCCAGTAGGTAAATTATAAGTTAATGGAGCTCCCAAAGCATTTGAGTATACATAACAAGCAAAGGATAGGTTTGCAGAAGATACGGAAGTTGGGAACGTGTACCAAACGTCTTTGTGAACATTATTTTCAAAATTTTCTGGTATAGTCCATAATACTATGTATGTTCCTGGAATTGATATATTTGGAGTTCTATATTCTCTTAGTGTATAGTATCTATGAGCATAAAAACTTCCAGCCTGTTGTCGCACAGGAATACTATTAAACTCTACCTTCTGCACAAAAGTTGGATTTACATATTCACTGTCTATTAATAATTCTGAGTCGTCGTTTATTACTCTGAGTCCGTATGTCATGAAAAACCTTATTTAACAAATATATATAGAACGGTATCACTGTAGTAAAATCCTCCGCCAAACGTAGCACCTACACTAAATGGATCAGGGTTTTTAGTAAGATTTAAAGTAGGTACAGAATTTGGATAAGTTAAATACCAACTGTGTACTCCGGGCCTAAGTTGAAATATTCTTAAAGTTCTTCCAGTATACTGTGGAAATGAAATTAATGTACCTGTTGCTGTTTGTTCAGGTATAGTATAAGTTTGTGCAAAAACTCCACTTTTAGTGGAGTTTTGTAAAATAGCAGTAGTGCCGTCTGCTTTAAAGGTTTTTAAGCCATATGCCATTAACTTAAATCTCCGAGTACAATCCTTCTAACATTAGCAGAGTCAAATACTTCTATTTTATTCTGACTAATAACTACACGTTGACCAGTTCTTGCTACACCTGCACCAGAAAACGGACCCACAGACAATCTATTAACATCAATACTGCCTGTGGAAATTTTTCCGCCATCAATTATAGTAGTATTTGCAACAAATACATCTGTGGCATTGGCTTTGCCTGCAATAACGGACGAATTAGTAATAGCAGTATTAGCTGCTGCTGTTGCTCCTGCAGCATCTACTTTATTTGCAATAACAGTTGAATTACTAATAGCATTATTAGCTGCTGTGGTTGCTCCTGTAGGGGTAACATAAGTCTCATTAGTAAAAGTTACTAAACCATTAAAGTTTTGATGTGTAAACACAGAACTAATTGTTATGGTCTGTGCCCCACCCGCTACTGTTTCTTGTACACTATAACGAACTGCCCACATTTTTAAAGTAGCGCTAGCAGGTGCTGTTGAAATCGCAGTAGACCAACCAGCAGTTAAAGTAGTAAACTCTCCTGTACCAAAATTATATATGGTTGCTGTAGGAGCAGCTGGTGCGTTTACTGAAGCTGTTTCAAAATACAAATAGCCAGTTGCATTTTTTAGTGAAGGATTTAGTACAGTTGTGCCTTCAACACGTACTGGTGTTTGCCACGTATAATTAGTAGCACCCACTGCACGTTTACCAAAACTTGTCCAGAGTGGATCTGTGCCCGTTGCCCCAGCTACAGTATCAAACCAACCACTAGGAGTTGTTGCACTTTCTGCAGGAGTTGTTGGTTGCGATGCACTACGTCTATATATTTGTGCGGTACCTTCACCAGTATCGCCTTTATCACCTTTACCACCATCTTTGGATTTGTTTAGTGATAATTCTTTGGTAATAGTTTTTGCATTTGCAGTGCCACCGTAAATAGTAGCAGTAAATACAGCAGTAGCTGAGTTTGTATTAAGTGCATTGATTGTAATTAGACCTGCAGAATTAATAGTACAATCACTGGCCGTAGTGCTTCCATTGTAGCTAACTTTTGCAAAAGTAACTGGTGGATTAGTTGTAGCACTTAAAAAAGTTGTTCCAAGTGCTGCATAAAAATTACTAGTAACTGGGAACTGTCCTGTGATAGCATCGCCTGCACTATCACAACTGATTGTTTGATTTTCGTTTGAAAGTCCACCAATAAAAGCATCGTCGCCTTCGCGTAAACTGTATACTGTAAAAATATCAAACTGCGAATATGCTACACCATCAACTGTTTCAGTTACAGTAACTCTAACAGTTTTTGAACCTACTGGAGCAAAACTGTTTAAGGTAAACGTGTTATTACTAGCTGTGCCAATAGTTGGTGTAGCGGTGACACCGTCAACTAACCATGTATATGTTGGGTTAACAAAATTACTTTGTACAGCAGTTAATACTATGCTTGTTGGAGAAGGTGTAGTAGAATTTTTTGCAGTTACAAATATCTGAGCAGGTGCTGTAATAGATACTGCTCTTGCATTAGCTCCTTTTAAGCCTTCTTTTGACTTTGCAAAACTTTGACGTTTTACAATACTAAAGTCTTTTCCAGTACTTGTTTTACCAATAATTGTATAATCTATGTATGCAACATCCTGGTTAACATCCATAGCAGAGTGTTTATCAAACTCAATAAAATTTGAAAAAATACCAGGAGTTGTATCACATACAATATTAACATCATCAATAGGAGTGCCTATTCTCCAAGTGCCGTTACCATAAGGCGCACTATTATCTACATCTAAATAAGTATTGCCTTCTTTGACTTTAATAATTGTGCCACTACCTTCATAACTACTAGGAGTAGGTGTTCCGTCTTGGTATGTGGGGATTTGATGTGATTCATTTGTTAATTCAACAGTAATCTGTTCTGAGCCATCATTAATACGATAAAGCGTAAGAACATCTGACACAGTACCGAGTGTAGCAGTTACCCTTGCAGTACCAATAGTTACACCACGTGCATCAAACTGTGCTCTTGTAATTGTTATTGTATTTGTAGACTGAGTAAAAGCAATCGCCCCAAGGCTAGTACCTTCGCGAGTAAATGCTTCAACAGTAAATGTAGGAATACCAGTTAAATTAACTAAACGTGCAGTAATAGTAGTTGACGGTGTTAGTGCGCTTGTAGCAAACTGATCTTTATAAAGAAACTCTTTGTTAGGAGTACTTAATTGAATTAGTGGTGCAGTTTCTCCAGCTTTAGCTCGGTAAACATTCCATGTTTGTTCTACAACTACATTGTTGTAAGTAGCTGTAAAAGTAACATTACCACCGTCGTCCGTTAGGCCAGTGCAACTATAAGCACCTGTTGTAACATCTATAGTTACTCCTGTAAGACTATCTATACTATTAGCCTTAATGCCGTAAACTGGTCCAGCACCAGTAACTTCTTGGCTTAAGTTAAAGACTCTGAAAACGCCTCTAGCATTAGTAAAATCTCCGCCAGTGCCATCAGCTTTTGTTACTATAGGAACTGGGTCGTTTGTTAAATTACCATAAACAGTTACGTTTTCATCAAAAACTACTGCTGTTAACTGCGGAGAAACTGTGTAAGATCCAGGACCAGTTGGACCTGCAGGATCTACTTCGTCTTCATCAATTGCACTAATAAAAGCATATTTTACATAGTATCGGGTATTGGGTGTTAATCCAGTAATAATTACGCTTAAGCTGTTGCCAGAAGGCACAAGTGTGCCTTCTCCATTATTTGGATTAAATCCGCTAACTAATGAATACCAAACTTTCACAGATGCTAGGTCATCCCTAACATCTGTGGTTCTAATAGCATCATATGGTTTATCCAATACTAACTGCAATGATTTTATGCCTGGGTATAAATATGCCGCCATGCTTATCCTTTAAGTAATAGTTCTAACAACTATTGTTCCTAGAGTACTTTCAGTACTATAATTACCTTGTTTATCTAATGCTCTGCAGGCTACCCTATAAGTAACTCCAGATTGTGAAAGTCGAGGTCTTGGTTGTTCACGAAGATCAAATCTAGCTTCACCAGTACTCTTTATAACTTTGATATTGTTTGCTGTTACATCTAGCTCCCAAAAATCTTGTAAGCCAGTGTTTTTGTATAGTCTGTACTCGTAAGTATCAAAGTCAGGCGTTTGTAGTGTAACATTTGGTTTTGCAACAACAAAAGTACGATCCAGGTCTAAGGTTAGTAATGGTGCTGCAGAACCGTTAACTGTTTTTCCTGAATTTGTAAACCAAAAAATTTCAGACCAAGGTCCAACTATACTACCAGCACTATTTGTATATCGCACTCTGGCTTTGTAAATAACTCCGCTAATAAGCTGTTGAACAGTTATACTGGAACTATCTTTTGGCGCATAGTAAAGTGAAGAACTTCCTTCAAACATTACATCGCCAGCCACTACTTGTAGTTCTACACGTTCTGCGCTTTTATTTAATTGAGCACTATTGCTGTAACTAATAATAGCAGTATTAGTGTAGTTACCGTTACTAATTTGCTCACTGAGTGCACTATCGCTATTCACTGAAGTAATAGTAGGCGATTCTGAAATGATGCTATTAACTAAATAATTTGCTGTAGTAGTAATATTTGCATTAAAGGCTGTATACTGTGATAAATCTGCTGTATAAATTTGTGGAGAATAATCAGCTAACATAAGTTTTGCAGTTACGTTATTTGAAGTTTCAACACTTAATACAATAAGTTCTTGTGATTCCTTAGACACCTCACCCAACATAAATAAGTCATCTGGGTTTATATTATCAGCAACACTTAGTACGCTGGTAATAGTTATTGTATCGTAAAATGCTGTAACGGTTATTGGCGTTAATGTTTTTAGCACACTTGCGCCAGCGTTAGTTCTTACTCGAATATTGTAAGTTTTGCCGCTTTCTAGATAGATTGATTCTGTTAGCGTAATAATTGCACTACCAGATTGACAAGACTTAATTCTACCACTACCATTGCCCCATAATGGAACATCGTGTGTAACACGAACAAGATCGCCACGATTACAAACTAAGTATTCAAAGTCAACATTTAGTGAGTACATTTCTGGGCGCAATTTTAATTGTGCCATATGCCATTGAGCAATATGCTTGGCTTGTGCAAAATTAGTTACACCAGGCAAACTTAATTCTTCAAACAACTCAGAATTAGTATCACTTTTGCCTACATTATATACGCGGTACTCATTTGCTTGATAACCTTTTTCTTCATCAGCAATAGTAATACGAAATGCGTCAGGTATACGTGGCAAAATCTTAGTAGACTCAAAACCCCAACTATTATGTGGAGTAAAGTGCTGAACTACTCCAGAACGTGGTCTATCAACTACTACCGTCCATTTTCCGTCAATATAGTTAGGACTAGCTTTACCAGCGCTGCATATATCTTTTAGCACATCCATAACGCTTGCCACGCTGGTTAACACAGCATTGTAACTTAACCAAGGTTTTGTATTATCACGAGTATAAGTACCATTAGCAAAAATCATTGGCTGACAAAACTTGTACCAATCTGCAAGCGCATTTAAATCAACATAATTAGCAGCATCAGTAATATTATCTGCAACTCGATATGCGTTTGCAGGATGCATTAACACATATAAAAATAGTGCGGCAGGATTATTTGTTGCTTCTACTAAATTCCACTTATTTGTTGTTCTGTTTAAAACTGGTGCAACTGTTTGTACAAGCGCATTTACACCTTCTAAACTGCCATTAATTTTGTTAGTGCTTTGTACTCGTATAAATGTTCTGGCTAAGTGGCATTTAGGCGGATTTTTTACTACACGAATAGGTATCGGTTTATTTTGAGAATCTAATATTAAGTTACCGAGATTGTCTAATTCATATTTATTATAGCCAACTATACCTGATAATATAGCTTTTGAGTAGTAACGATTGTCTTTATCTTCGTCTTTTTCAGTTACGTCGTCATTGGTTCGTCTAACACGGACTTGATATCTGCCAAGTGATAAACCTCGAATCTTGTAAACAAAGTTAAAAGCATCTTTTCGCTTTGAAAATAAGCCGCCTTGTCCAAAAATTATTTCGGTTTCACTAGTGCCTGTGATGTTAAGACCTGAATTAGCTGTATAAGTAATAACCAGTGCAGCACCTGCTGGACCGCCAGTATTAGTAACAACCATTCTAATTGTATGAGTGGTATTAGCTTCTGCATAATACCAAGTTGTAGCGGTTGACCCATATCCTTGTTCTGGTATATCAATAACTTTTACATTATTAATACGTACTGTACCACTATTATCTGAACTAGCATCTATTTGATAGTATCCAGTAAAAGGAAAAGTAACTGTTGCAGATTTATCAAAACTATTTCCGCCAGCAGTATTCCAAACACCGTGTTGATTTAGTAACGAACCCCAGCTATTATTAGTAACTCTAACTGTGTTCGTAAACTGTGTTCCATTAAAAACAAGCTGAGGCTCACCTGCGACTAATCCATTGGTTTCTAAAAATCTTCCTGCTTCAATGTTCACTGTCCAGCTATTAGTGTACAGAATATTTCCTTCAGCATCTGTAACAGCATCACCGCTTGAATCTAGTTGAGCGTTGCGAGTAACACTTGTAAGGTCTAATCCTACAACATTGCCAGTGCTTAAGTATGAAACTGTTTGTTGAGCTTGATAAGTGTTACCATAAAAACATATTGTATGTAATTTACGATAACCGTTGGGAATTACTGGCAATCTAGGGTATGTAGAAGAAGCTGCACTTGCACCCGCACCTACAAAAGCTGCATAAGACTGTTCTGTATACCTATCTCTTAGGTATTTGCTAGCATCAGCAGTTAAACTGTCTGTGGCTGAGCCTTCAAAAACTTCAATACCACCGCCAGGAGCTAGTGCAAACGTATAAAATTTATAAAGCTCGATAAAATTACCTGAGCCGTCTTCTATACTAGGCGTGCCGGTTAAAACTGTTGAAAATGCTGCTTGATTAAGCGTAACACCTGTATATTCACCAAGACTGTAAACAGGCACACTGCCCCAATTTTGTTCACCAAATTTACGTACTTTAATTTCTATACCACAAGCAGCTTCACCTATGCTAGCATCTTTGGTAGAAATTTTACGCATACCTTCTGGAAAAGTAAGAACAACATCAATATCTTCAGCATAGCTATCTAGTGTAATAACGGCAGGAGGATTGCCGTCTGTGCTATTATTAACAAGTTCAATTTGTGGAAACTGTTGCTCAACATCACTGGGATACAGTGCGTCAAATGCTGCTATGTCTTCTTGCGGATATCCATTTAAGATAACTGGAACAGGGTGTTCTTGTGTTGTTGACGCTTGACTACTAAAGTAAAGTTCTTTTGGTGTTTTAGCACCTATGCGAATATCTGTGATATCAAGAGGTCCAAAACCCCATATAAGATATAAGTTCATTACACTTGTATCTGTGAGTGTTTCGACATAAGGAACTGCACCTAACATAGCTGTTGAACGCATTTTTCCTAACACAACAGGAATAGCACCAAAACGATTAGCTTGATTAGCCGCACCGTTAAAAGCATTTACTGGTGCAGAACTTCCTGGATCTTTGCCTGTTAATGGGCGTATAGGAAAGGCAGCGTTAATAAGTGCCATACCGGCCATGTTAATGGCCATAGTTCCTACAATTTTACCAGTTGTGGTTACTGCAGCTTCTGTGTATATAGCTCCCTCAGCTGTTGTTATAGTAGCAGCTTCAGTAAAACCCAGGGAAGAACCAAGCTGTGCTCCATATACGTTTGCTACGTATATTAGCGCAATCATAGCTATAGTACGCAAAGCTTGCTTGCCTTCTGGTACTACTTTGTATACAATTTGTTGGCCTGCTTGTACTTTGGTAGTGCTCCACTCCGATTGTGGTACTTTAACACCATCTAAGAACAGTATTAATTTTTCGGCAAAACGATCGCTAATATTATAGCTAGTGATTAAATTTTGTGATACATCGGCTAGGCTTGTTCCAGGAATTGCGAGTTCTGAATAAACTACTTGTTTAAATGGATGCGGTCTGCCTGATAATACTACATCTGCTTGGGGTGTATAAGTATAATAGCCTTCAATACGCTTGTTCCAGCGAGGGCTATTTACTGATTCTACTACACTGTCCATGCCATCACGAGCATGAATAAACTTGTCATCGCCAATGTATACACCAACGTGAAAAGGTTCGCCTAATATATTGAATACTATAACCGAGCCAATTTCAGGCTCTTGAACTTGTGCCCAATTATTTTTATAAACGTCCATCATATCAAGAATACGAGTGTCGTACGCACCCGAATATTCTTCAGTATAACTAGGTAAATCTATATTATATTCTTGTTTATAAAATAAACGCACTAATCCCCAGCAGTCTATACCCTGCTCATCTCTGCCGTTTGCAGCATATGGTAATCCAATATATTTATCGTAATTCATTAGAATAGTCCTGGAAAGTTGGCTGGTGTAAACGTAAAACTAGGAAAAGGCTCACGACTTAGACTAACCATATTTAAGTCTAAGGTTATTTGTTCAGCATTATAAGTAACGTTTGTTATCTTAAAACCACTAAAACTTGTTTCAATGGTATTTGGGCTACTTGCTAATACTAAATCAATTTGTACGCTAACAGGGCTTGTGAGTTTTTCACGAATAAGCTGAATTGCTTCTTTGGTAACGTAATTTAGTGTTAAGCTACATTGTCCAGCTCCGGCTTCTTGTTCGCCTGGTAAATTAATTTGCAGTGGTAAAAATACGTAGTCTTTGTTATTACTTCTAACACCATAAACTATTTCTTCGTCAGTTGTAAGTGAAGCAATGCGACCAGTATAACTATCTGCTAATCTAATAGGATTAGCGGGATCTGTTGGATCGGTTATTGTAATTAACAAAATTAATGCCTCGGAAGTTTCCGAGGCAAACATTGCTCTGATAGCTGATTGTGATAAACTATTTATTCTGCTCATGGCATTACTTCAAATTTAAGACTAGTATTCCAGTATCCGGGCGCAACGTAACTTAAGTTAAAAAACTCTCCATCACTGCCAGGTACTATGCGTACTTCTACTGTGGTATACAAACGTGGATGAGTAAAAGTAAATCTTTTTACACCACTTAGTGTATCTTTTATAAATGTTTCTAAGGTTTGTGTTTGCGCTGTGGTCATTAAAAATGACAAGTTAAATTGATTAGGACGACCAGCCCTGCGTCTTTGTTTTGCAGGGCCAGCGTCTGTGGCGGTTCTTATTATGTTAATACCAACTGACTCAGTAAAACCTTTTTGTGGTACTTGTGGAAGTGTTGAAGGCCATTGTGCTACTGCCATTTATTATCTCCTTGCCAATAAAGGCGCTGTTCCGTAACTGGCTGTCATAGCTTGTTGTGTTGTAGAGCCAACGCGGTTCAGTTCGCCAGCTACCATATCACCAACTATAACTTCTATACGGCGATTTCCGCGTGAATCCATAGTTTCTTTGGTAGTTGCTTGCTGATTGCTGTAATTATTAACAACTACATCAACCTTGCTTCCACCACCACGAACTCCAAGATTACCCTGACTATCGCGCTTTAGGGGCATAATGGCTTCGGGACCTGCTTCGCCCATTAGACCTGTACCACGTGCAAACTTAAATTGAGTAGGTTCGTTTACAATTGAGTTAGTAAACATTCCGCCTTTGGCAAAGGTTGTTAAACCAGCATCAAAAACTCCACCTTTAGCAAACTTAGGGGGTGGTAAAGGATTTGGAAGAGGTCCAACAAAACTATTGCTACCAGGAGTGCCTACGCCGCTCAGGGCACCTACAAACAACTGGGCTAGTCCACCTGCACCGCCCATGCTTGAGAATAAGGCTATTTGTTGCTGTTGAATTTCGTAACGTAGTAAACCTTCAATAAAACTGTTAATCATGTCTTTGAAACTTAATTTACCAGTTTTGGTAAAGTTAACGATAGCGTCTTCCATACCTTTAAAAGCATTTTTAAACATTTCTGTATATGCTAGCTGTCTTGTTGTAGTATCTCTTAAAGTTTCTGCACTCTGAATTTGTGCGTCTGTTATTGCTAAAATTGCTGCTCTTTGTGCTTGATAATTCTTTAAAAGATTTTCTCTAGCTGTTTGATCTTCGGAGGCTTTTGCACCTGTAAGAGTTCCTCCGGCCGCCGCCTTAGCAAGATCTAGTTTTCCTATTTCTTGATTATAAGCAACTTCTGCTGCAGTTAGCTGCTTAGTTTGTTCTAATCTTGCCTCATTTACTTTTAAAATATCCATTTGTGTCTTAAAAGATTCGCTATCTATTTGACCCAACTGCTCTTTAAGAGTTAGTTGATCTTGCTGTATTTTATTATTAGATAACTGTAATTCTATATTGGCTGCATTCTCTATAGCAGTTTGTTCCGCGGCTTTTAGTTCTTTGGTTTTTAATTCTACTGATCTTGCAATCTGTGCGGATCTTTGTGCTCCGGAAGTTGCAAGGGTTTCTTCTGCAAGCGATTGTCTGACAGTAGCATCTAATTGATCAAGAGTATATTTTAAATCTTGTTCAGTTACTGTTAAACCTATAGTAGCTGATGCTGCTTGCAATTTATTTATACCTACGCTGGCCTCAAGAATTCTCATAGAGTTAGCAAGCTCTTCTTTACGTTGTATAAATCTTTCATTTTCTCTTGTAAATTCAGCTTCACTCATAGATTCTTTTTGCTGAGCAAATTTTAACTGCTCTTGCTCATTATCTTTTTGCAACTTAGCTAAGGTCTGTAAACCTACGGCCCTGTCGGCATCTATTAAATTAAATTCTTTTTGTAACTTAATTGCTGCATCTTTGCCTGCAAGAGCAGCAATTTGTGCTTTTAAAGCTTCTTTTGCTTGAGCAGTAGAAAGTAGATCACTGATACCAGTAAGGGTTCCGGTATCGAGACTAGTACCAGTACCTTGCTTTAATTCTTTTCTTAATTGCTGACTAGACTTTCCGCGATTTTCTTTTATCGCGTCTATAGCTTTTTGCTGCTCGTTTAATCCTCCCAGACCAGAATCTTTACCAAGAATCAATTTTGCACGAATTTCTCCAGGACTACCTGTAATACCTTCTCTAGCTAATCCAGAAGCAAAAGTATTTTCCATTATAGCTAAGCGCAATTCAGCATTGGATTCTATTAGATTCATTTGTGATTTTAGCATTTGTCGATCTAACTCAACTGCTTTTAAATCTAAGCTTGCTTGAAAACTTGCTTTTAATCTTGGATCATTGATACCGCCTGCGGCTACTTTTTGAATTTCAAGCCTTGCTCTTGCTGCAGCGTCTACTAAACCTCTACTAAAAGTATCAATATTAGCTATTAGGCCGGCTCTCATAGCTTCAGTAAACTTTGTTGAAGCACTTTGCAGTCCTGTATTAATATTACCCCTTGTAGTTTGTAGTCCATTAATTTCGTTTTTAAGGCGGCTTATAGCATCCTGGGCCTTATCGAGCTCTCTAGTTTCAGCGCCGGTAAGACGTAAGCGGTCGCGACCAGCATATTTGTCAACAATAATTTGTTGCTCATCTAATGCTTTGTTATATAATCTCTGTTTGTACTCTACATCTGCTAACTCTGCACTAAGATTATTTAGTTCGCCTGATGTTGATAAAATATTACGTGCTGCTTCTACAGGAAACAACTGTAAAAAGTTAATATTTGTAGAAACGTCTCGCAAAGTACTTAGTTTTTCAGGTAAATCGGCATTAGCTAGTGATTTAGATAATTCTATGATTTGCTTAGAACTATCTTCTGCAAATTTTGTTAATGGAGTAGCGTTCTTTGTTGTATTTATTAAATCTTGGTAAAGTTTACCACTTTCTGTTAAACTTTGCTGAAAAGTTTTAAGGGAACCAGCAGAAGCTACGGCTTTTTTACCAGCGTCTTCTACAAGCTTACCTGCAGCTTTTTGAATTGCTGGGCTAGAATTAAGCAA